AATGTGGGCAACATTGGTGCTACCAATATCGTGGGCAACATAACCACAGCAGCACAACCCAATATCACTCAGTTGGGCAACTTGATGTCGTTAACCACAGGCGTTACTGATATTACTGCAAACACTGACAGCACCAGCACAACCACAGGTGCTTTAAAGGTAGCCGGTGGTGTTGGAATTGTGGGAAACCTCAATGTTGGTGGTAACGTTACTGGTGCCACATTTAACAATTTAAATTTAAGTTTAGGCAATGCTGCTGTTGCTACTAATATTGCTGTTGGATACCAAGCACTCAATGTGAATACTACTGGATTACGAAATACTGCCATCGGGTGGGGTACTTTACCTAGTGTAACCACTGGAGTAAACAATACTGCTTTGGGTTATAATACTGGCGCGGGTATTGAAACCGGTAATAATAATACTATTATTGGTGCCAACGTAACAGGATTAGGTGCAACTCTATCAAACACAATTATTATTGCAGATGGTGATGGAGTACAGAGAATTTATGTGAATTCTGACGGTGAAGTTCTGGTTGGCGGCACAACAGATCAAGGTGCTTATAATTTACAATGCAACGGTACTGGTGTTTGGGGTGCAGGTGCATATGTGAACGGGTCAGATCTGAGATTGAAGACCAATGTAAACAGTTTAGATAACAGTCTGGATCTGATACAACGACTGAGACCAGTTTCATTTAACTATGTTCCAGAATACAACAAAAGTCAAAACATTCATGTTGGCTTTATAGCACAGGAAGTCAAAGAAGTATTGAAAGATCAGGTTTATGTTGATGACGTAGTTCAACAAGGACATGAATATCTTGGTATGGCGTATCAGAGTTTGATACCATTGCTGGTCAAAGCCATACAGGAATTAACAGAAGAAGTTAACCGATTGAAGAAATAACGGTGCATCTATCAAACTGCTCTCACAAACAATAAATACAAATTGACGACATTGTGTAATTTGTATAGGAGAATTTTATGGCTGCACCTCAATGGATCACTAACGCAGGAAGTTTGGGAACTGCTGTTGAACTCAAACCCTATGAACTTGAACTGCAAGTGTCCACTGGAAACAGTCGCGCAGAATTTCAGATTGTGAGTGGCGGATTGCCACCCGGATTGATCTTAACGCCTTCTGGAAACATCAAAGGGTATCCCAGTGGGAAACTCAGCGGAGTTCCGCTGGATGTAAACGAAGAAACAGTGTTTACGTTTGTGATTCGCTGCATCAATGATCTGGGAGAACTCAGCGACAGAACTTTTAGTATCATAGTCACTGGTGAAGATCCACCAGAGCCCAGAACAGCACCTTACTCCAATCGAAATCTGGGAACATTTGCTGACGGCACCTGGGTAGAGGTTGATGTAACCGCACTGGATCGTGATCCTGGTGATACACTAACTTATCGTGTTGTGGGCGGTAGATTGCCTTTGGGACTGGAACTCAGTTCCACTGGCAGAATCACTGGGTATGCTGAGCCAGTGACTGAACCCAGCGTTACTTATAATTTTGATATAAACATCACTGATGGCAAAATTCCAGTTATTGCCACCTACAACATTATTATCGTACAAAGTGATCTGCTCACCAGCGATACTGTTGAAATCTACACCGACAGCAGCTTGAGTGATAGCAGTATTTCATTTCGAGCGCCAGTATTGTTGGATCGTGGCACAGCTATAGACACAGTGTTGGATGAAAATTATTTTTACTATAGATTTTCTGCCAGAGATTTTGACGGCGATGATATTGGTTTTGAAATTTTGCCCATTGTGAGAAGGCCCACTGTGGTAAGTTCAGTGGTTGACCCGGTTCTGACTCAGGATGACGAGATCAGCATAGATGGGAAATCTGTGGTGCTCACTGGAACCACTGTGGTGGATCTGGCTGCTGACATCAATCGAGCAATCGTGCCTGGTGTTAGTGCCGAAGTCAATAACGGGCGTTTGCTGATTTACACTGAAAACCCCAGTATTGTGTTAGTGGAAGTCAGTGGCACACTATTACAAACTTTGGGTTTTTTAACTCCTCCAACCATTGAATATACTGCTAGTAGAAACCCTGATGACACTGATGGTGATTTGATCACGCAGGATCTGGACGAAGTTCTTCCGGAAGATTTAGCAATCAACACAGACACTGGATGGTTATACGGTTATCTGAAACCCATATCACAGGGCGAAAAAGTCTATAACTTTTGGGTCAGAGTATACAAAAAGAAACACGAAGCCAGTGAAATCGCCATCCAGACTGACTATGCAACTACTCTGCCGTTTAGTATTGTAAACAACCAAACACAGGCTGTTCTGGATAATCTGGGGCTAGATGTTCCTTACACCAATTTTGTTGATAAAACCATTGTGTTTTTTCAACAAGAAAACATGTCAGCGACTTATGATGGTTTAGACGGAACCACTTATACCACAGATCCCAGTACCGTTGAAGCAGACGGGTGGTTTGATGAGACCAGCACAATTATTCCAGGGTGGACTGAGAGTTCATCTAGTACCAGCAGTTCAATTCAGAATAAACGAGCTGGTTTGTGGAAATTTGTGGAATCAGTTACTCCTGGTTATTATGTGCTGGAGTTTGTTCAAGAGATTCAGCAGGGAAGCATTGTGTATGCCAAGAGATTTACTGGTACCAATGCTGATAGTTATTCCGAGCCCAGTGTAAAAAGATTGTATCAGACCGGAAGCAACTGGGACCCCACTGCTGTGGTGCAATCTAACAGTGTGACTGATACTATGATTTTGGATAGTGTAGCTGAAATTGTGGTGGGAGCCACAGTGACTGGCAACAACATAACAGGAGGCACCACTGTACTCAGTATCAATAATACATTATCCACTGTGACACTGAGTGCAGCGCCCACTGGGTCTGGAGTATATGCCGGCGACACCCTGACTTTCTCCAGTAATCAAACGGTGCCAACATTTACAGAATATCATTTGGTGAACCCATCTAGTACATTGTGGGAAAAGCAGATTACTATAAGCAGCAGCGCCAACTATTTGCTCAACTGGGTTACTGATACTGATTTGGGTGATATCATGAGCGGTGTTCCTTGTAAATTTCGCGTGGAGGCTGTGAATCAGGGCGGAAGCAAAGTAAAATATCGGTTTGTGTCAAAAAACTTCAAAACAGTGCTGGGCAATTTCACACAATCTGAATATATCAGACTGGACAGCGTGGATAATTTGGCGCTCAATATGACTGTGAGTGGAGAAGGCATAGTGGGCTATCCCTTGGTGCTAGAGATCAATGAGTCAAACAGCACAGTGAGACTGAGCTCTGCACAAACCATAAGTAACAATACTACACTGGGATTTGACGGCACAGATATTCCACGTGGTTTGAGGATTTCTGAAAACGGAGAAATTGAAGGCCGAATCAGTCATCAGCATTTTGTTCTCAATGATAGAACTACCTTTGACGTATCCACTGGAGAGACCACTTTTGATAGAACCTATACCGTGAATGTTGTGGCTGAAACATATTTGAATGATCCTATTCAAAGACTCATAAGCAGCACCAAAACTTTCACATTCCGTGTTCTGGATTATAAAACACGACCCAGTAGCAACTTTTATCTGGAATTTGCTCTCAACGAGCGTGATCGTAATGAAATCTCCAGAGCTATATACAACGACCTGATAATACCAGATGAAAACGTATATCGTCCAGATGATCATTGGTTTGGAAGACAGAACAGATATCGCATGTTGGTGGGGTATGGATTGGACACTGCCAAAGATGCTGAAGTAATTAGTGCCATAGCTGCATATCATTATAACAAAAGATATGTTTTTCGTGAACTTCGATGGGCACAGAGTTTGGATTCAAACGGCAATGTAGAATACGAAGTTATCTATGTAGACCCACTGGACAATCTCACTACCAGTACTGGTAACACCATAACTGGTACCGTGGATGTTAGAAGCCTAAACATACCGATTACAACTGATACAGCTCTGGATAGCACAGATACCGAACTACTGGATGTGAGTCAGGATAGACTGTTGGATCTTTACCCTGCCAGCTTGCCCAACATGCAACGCAGATTTAGAACAGTGTTGACTCCCAACAATCGTAAATTTTTGCCCAGCTGGATGACCAGCAGACAACCTAATAATAGATATTTGAACTATGTTCAGGCTGTTCCCCTGGTATATCTCAAACCCGGCACAGGAAAACTGGCCTTGTATAAACTACAGCAGGTACTAAAAGTCAATACTGTTAGTGCAGTAACTGACCGTTATGCTTGGGACGACGGATTGGCTCTAAACTATGATAAAGATCTGGATCAGTTCAAAGACAATCAACCCACTACTTGGGATCAAATAATAATAGATGACAATGTGCCAATTCGTATTGTGGGAGAAGTGGACTTTGCTGTGGATTCACCATTCTGCCAGATCAATGGAAAACTGATGCGAGATCTACAAATTGCTGGTGTGGTGGATGGTGCTCGTGGCAGCTTACACAACAAGACTTTGGTATTTTACAAACAGGAAAATTTTGCTGCTTCGGAAATTGAAGAATTCCCCGACTACGATGGTTGGGGAAGACTCAATCCCAGTTTTGATGAAACTGAACTGGTGACTTTGATTGCGTCCACGACTTCAAACACCGTTATTACTGTGGATAGCGTGGACAGAATTCGTGAAGGAATGACTGCACAAGGCACTGGCATAATCGGAGCACCAGTAGTAACTGCTGTTGATACGGTTCTCAACACTGTTACACTGAGTGTTGTGCAAACACTGGACGTTGGGCAAACACTGGACGTTGGAACGCAGGTCAGTTTTGTGGATCTGTACGGTGACAATTACGAAACCTATCGAATAATTCCGGGATACACTGAACTTACCAAAACACAAACAGTTACCGCGGTGGTAACTGGAAATACTGTCGCAAGTCAAACAGTGATATTGGATTCTGTATATTTGATCACAGTGGGTCAAACAGTGAGTGGTGGTACTATCGCAGGATCGCCCACTGTGACTTCCATAGATGCCGTAACCCGAGCTGTCACACTCAATAGTGTACAAACATTAAATGACGGTGATACACTGACATTTACTACACCAGGAGCATACACAGTATGGAGCAGCGGTTCATCTTATACTCAGGGAGACATAGTGAGCTACAACGGAGCATATTATGTTTGTGTCTACGCACACAGCGCAGAACCCTCTTTCCCGGCAGATTATTTTGTGCTGTTGGACACTCCACAAGATCAGTATCAGCGAGCTGGTATCTGGAGAATGCTGGAAAATGAATCAGGCATTATCACTTTGAGGTTTGAACAGTCACTTGGTTACACTGGCGAAACATTTGACAGTGTGATTGTGCGCTCTGGTGTTCGCCACGGCGGGCAGGTTGTGAGTTTGGTGGATCCAGCAACACTGGGGATTGGTTATTCGGTGCCGGGTTTCATCAATCGTGACTCACAGATGAACGCGGCAGATGGCACAGTTTTTGATAACAGAACCACAGAATTCTTTGATCAGAACACAGATACATACCTGGAAACAGATCAAGGCACTAAATACATTAAGTTCATTCACAGCACTATCATAGATAGAGGAATAGTAGATGTCTAGTCAAATCACACCCAATAGCATTAATCAGAATTATCCAGTAGCTGGAGTTGATAACAACAGCCAGGGATTCAGAGATAATTTCACCAGTATCAAGAATAATTTTACAGTAACCGCTCGTGAAATCAATGATCTCATGGACAAAGTGGTGGTAAAAGCTCCGTTAACCTACGGCAGCACACCATCAGCTACTAGCAACAATTTAGCTGATGCAATCCTGGAAGGGGCGGTATTTAAAGATTGTAGCTTGACCACTGCTACCAAAGGTACTGTTACTACCGCTGGAACCCTTACTATTGATTATTCTGATGGTAGTTTTCAGACTGTGACACTGAGTGGGTCTAGCGTATCCAGCACTTTGGCATTCAGCAACCTACCACCCAGTGGAAAGTACGGCGAACTGAAACTCAGAGTTAATGTAACAAACGTGACTCACACCATCACCCTGCCAGCGGCTATCTCATTGTACGATCGAGCTCTGTCCAACTATGATCACACCACCCGTGTGATCACATTCCCCAGCACTGGTTATTATGATCTGGTTTTTGATACCGCTGATGCTGGCGGCGCCATTGCTGTACGAGAAGTGGATAGCAAACCCAAACCCATTGTGAAGTATCTGACTGCGAATGCAGTAATAACCGGCAATTCATTTGTGGTGGTGGGAAATTCCACAGTGGGCACATTGTCTTTTACTGCTTTGGCTAATAAAGTCTACAAGTTTGAAGCAGCTTTGCCCATTATTCATTCCAACGGAAGCACAGACACTCATAGTTTGGCAATGAATTTCAGCGCAGGAACCTGTTACTATGTGGTGGAACAACAAGCTGGACCCACTAGTGCATTCACAGCAAACACAGCAATCACTTCAGACAGCACTGGCAGTACAGTCACAACCAGCAGTACCAGTGCTAAGTTTGTTCGCATTACTGGAACATTTACTCATACTGGTAACGTCACAGTGAGCGTGAGTTCCAAAACCAGTGGCAACACTTTTACTGTGATTCAGGGCGCAAGTTTAATAGCAACACAATTGGGTTACTAATTGAATATTTCTGGGATCTGTGTTATGCTGAGTAAATACACATATGAACGTAGATCTCAACGCTTACAAACAATTTGTAGATGGGGTTACCAGTAACCCCAGTAAGAACCAGGACCACTTGGATGATGTAATGGCCGCACACGCCAGCAATTTTAATGTCCCCCGCCTGCTCACTGCTGGAATTGGTCTTAGCAGCGAAACTGGCGAATTCAATGAAATACTAAAGAAAGTGATGTTTCAGGGCAAATCATTTAACCCTGAAACTCATTTTCATCTTATGAGAGAATTGGGAGACATCATGTGGTACTGGATTCAAGCCTGTATTGCATTGGGTCTGGACCCCAATCAGGTGATTGCAGAAAATGTCAACAAACTTCAGTCCAGATATCCTGGTGGTAAATTTAATGTTTACTACAGTGAAAACAGAAAGGCGGGGGACCTTTAATGCACCCTTTGCTCCAGGATCTCACTACTCTCACTGATCAGGAGTTGCAGGAACGTATCTCCAAAATAAATATGGTATTGCGTGGTAATGGAAATGGTAGTGTTGTTCAACAAGCTATCATGATTCGTGAATCGTTGGCAGCAGAACAGATTCGACGCAATCAGGCGTTGTTAGAAAAACTCAGCAAAAATCAAAAGATATCAGATGTGATTGATATCAGTTAGGAATCTATTATGAATGTAAAATTGGATTGGCACAGTGATTTTTTGGGAATATGTGCTTATGATGATAAAATTTTCCCCAATCATTTTTCAGTAGATTTACACATGGTGACCAAAAGCGAAAATGCACGCCATCAAAATATTGCTTTCGAACGAATGAAAGTGATTGTGAATGAACTTTTTGCTCACAGTATTTTCATAAGTCATAATAATCCCCTGATGCAAAAACTCACTGATATCTACCCAGAAAAAATGGTAGTGCTTCCAGAAGAAGCCTATGATCAGGTGATTGGCATTGCTCTGTACTGCAAAATCAATGCAGCTCTGGAAGATGCTATTACCTGTAACAAAGTAAGAATCAGTAGTAAATTTGGTGACCAGGTTTGGTATGAATTTGAAGCCGGCGACGCTATGGGTCCTTTTGCCAAAGGAACCAAATTAAAGGGTCGACGTAAAAATCGAATCCCCTGGTGGCATCGCAGTGATCTTATGACATTTGATGCAGTGGGTGACATCACTGTGACTACCTGGGAAGATCTAGAACTGGGTTGGGAGGAAACTGCTGAAACTGAAGAAACTTATGAATTTATTCCAGATCGTGCAGCAGAAGTAATAGATATCAAGAAGGGTCGGAAATCTCCCAAATTTAATGCTGAAGTTTTCAATGGCGGAAAACAGACTGATGAAGATTAATGCGTGTGGCCAAGTGGGTTGGTCTCAGGCTGAACTGCTGGATTTAATCCGTACAGATCCCAACAAGGATTTGTCTGGAGTTTTTGTACTGGATCCACTCAAACACAATTTGGGTGTCACTGACACATATAGTGATTTAAACATCGTACATGCTTGGTTGGAGACTGCTGATCCCGCTGACATGCACGAAAAAATGCAATCAAACTGGCAGATGCCCACGGAGTTCCAACAACTGGACATTGCTGAACTTTTGCTCAGTAGGTGCAATGACCAGGCAGAGCTCCAGCGCATGGGGCAGGAACTGCTGCTTTATTTAGATTATGGTCTACTGGATCTGTTGAGGTACCTTCATTACATGGTCACAGTGTTTCAACAACACGATATTGTGATGGGAGTAGGACGCGGTAGCAGTGTAGCCAGCTTCGCACTTTACAAAATAGGAGTACATCAGATCAACAGTTTGTATTGGGATCTGGATATCGCAGAATTTCTTAAATAAAAACACAAAGGAAAAACTATGGCAAACATTGTAACAACTTCAAATGGCGTTCCGATTGATATGGAAGCACTCAAATCTAAAAATGAAAAAACTGTGGCTGTGGGAAACATGAGAGTCAATGCTCGTGGTGACGAACTCAGCCCCACCACTGGAAAAATTACCAAAACTCGCAATCAAAGAATGACTGAATACTACAAGCTGCATAGCACTGTGCCCAAACCACCAGAAAAAAGTCGCAAATCCAGTGCTTTGGTGGAAGTCAGTGTGTCTGCAGATGCAAAACCCCCAATTGGAGAAAAAAAGTAACTCATGTTTAAGACTCAGGGAAATATCAAAGCCTTGCACGACCATGTGATTGTGCAGGACATGCATTTTGGTGAAAGAGTCACCCAGGGCGGAATCGTGCTGCTGGGCGACGACGCTCGCAGCAGTGGTATCAGACCCCGGTGGGCCAAGGTATACGCGGTGGGCCACGAACAAAAGGACATCACTGTGGGCCAATATGTTTTGATTGAGCATGGACGTTGGACTCGTGGTGTGGAGCTCACTGAACCTGCGGGTGAAAAGCTGGTGATACGCCGAGTGGAAGTGGATGCAATCTTGGCAGTGAGCGACGAAAATCCAGGATCCGACGACACCATTAACGGAAATGCTGCTTAACCAAAATTCAAAAATTTTTAGAAATTTTGTTGACGGCAGCCAGGGCAGTTGCTAGACTTGTAGAGTAGTTAAAACGTCCTTTAAGGAAAAAACACATGACAAACACTCAAAAGCAGATGGTTCAGACGCGGCTCACGGAAGGCGTGGTTTGCCTGCGGTATCAGAAGGCTGATGGCACGATTCGTGACATTCACGCCACCCTCCGGGCTGACAAGATGCCGGCTACGGAAGCCACCAAGGCTGCTCGCAGCAATGATCAGATGCAGGCTGTTTGGGACACCCAGAAGTCCGAATGGCGCAGCGTTCGCTGGGAGCGTGTGCTCAGCGCCGAGCTGGTCTAACCTCCAACCTTAACCCCAGGATGGTTTGGTTTGCGGACTGGTTTCCTATAACCAAACCATACTGGATACAACTGAATAACCACCCAAAGGCCGACTTTTAGTCGGCCTTTGTGATTTTTAAATTTGGTTGACAATTTTTAGCCTGTTTGCTATCATAAAAGAGTAATGGAAAACACAACGCTTCCTCAATTTGACCGTAACAGGCACGGTGGCTTTTATGACCGCGGTGCCGCTGACGCTTACTATGGGCGTGAACCCAAACCACATTGGTGGCCTGAGGGCACCTACTGCGGAGAAGAAGTGCTGGTCACTTCGGCAGAAGAAGTGGCTGAGTACATGGCTGGCTACACCGAGTGTACTGATCGCAAAGAATGGTAAGAAAATGAAAAACAAAATCACCATTCAAAATCGCCCGTCGGTTAAGATCAATGGCCGGTGGTACCATACCGCCAAAGCAGCGGCCGAACAATATAGCTGTTATAGTGTTGCTATGTGGAAACGTAGACTTCGTGCAGTGCCTTCTCCTGATTTTGTGACTGCTTACTGGCGGCGTCGTGATCGTGTAGAGGAACTTGCTTACAAGGTCTTCAAAAAATATCTGCCCTAAAACTTTGCAGTTTGGTTGACTAACCCCGCTCAACTTGCTATACTAAAAGAACAATGAAACAACAACATCAAAACACCGCAGACTACGCCAGCAATTTGCACGCTCAACGCAATTTGTTTTACGACAACCAGCCCTACTCAGTACACTTGATGGATGTGTACAACGTGTTGCTGCCGCTGTTTGGCGACAACGACGTGATTATGAAGGCTGCTCTTTGCCACGATTTGCTGGAAGACACCTCTATCACCTACAACGACCTGAAGAACCAAGTGGGCGAAGCCACAGCTGATGTGGTGTACGACGTTACCAACGAACTGGGCAAGAACCGCCGGGAACGTGCTGAACGCACCTACCCCAAAATTGCAGCCAATCCGTTGGCTGTGATTGTTAAGGTTGCGGACCGCATTGCCAACACTCGCTACAGCCAGAAACAGGGTAGCAGCATGTACTCTAAGTACTGTGCTGAGTACCCCAAGTTCCGAAATGCTCTTTACAACGCAAATCATATCAACCAGTACCCTGCACTGGGCAATCTGTGGGCCATTTTGGACCAGATCAGCCGCCCTGTGTAAGTTGTTGAAAACAAAGGATCAATATGACACCAGTTTGGGTTGTATTTGAAATCTACTCTCCTCTTTATGAAAATAAAGAGTACAAAAACCTTGACAAAGTGTTTGCTTATCGCGAAAAAGCTGAATTCTACGTTCAGTGCGAACAGGAACGTCGTAAACTGGACGGCCTCAATGGGTACAGTTACGAAATACAAGAAACTGTATTCGACGTTTCTGTATAAACTGTTGAAAACCAAAGGCAATTAAATTTGCATTTGGTTGACCCAGATTGCCCAAACTGTTATACTAAAAGAGTAGCAGTAACACAGCACACAGGAGACAGTTTCGATGAAAGATTTCTTAAATCAAGAGCTGGCCATTGGCGATCATGTTATCTTAATTCAGGACGGATATCGTTCGTACGATGTTGGGGTAATTGAAAAATTTACTCCCAAGCAAATTCGAGTTAAAATTAACAGCTATCCTGGATCTAAAATGCAATACCCTGTTCAGCTGGTGAAGATTCTGCCTGAACAGTTGACCTGGTACGTCATCTCCAAATAGTAAACAATTTGGTTGCATTTGCTTGCCCAATTTGCTATACTAAAAGAGTAGCAGAAAACACACACTACACAAGGAAAACAAATGGCGCGAATTACGACGGAAGTTTGTTATAAAATTTGGGACGACGATTCCGGTGACCGTTTTGAAGTTTGCGATGATGCAGACGCTTTGGGTATGACAGATATTCGCTGCGTCGACAGCGATGGAAAAATTTGTAATCGAATTTCAATTCCTGATAAGTTTCTCCCAGCAATTTTTGCTGCACTGGAAAAGAAGATGATTGAAAAGAAATTGTCCTTGGTTGGTTAAAAACACATGATTATCAACAACACACCTGAAAATAATGCAGTACTCAGCAACGTCGCTCAAGTGAACAATTTTGCTATCAAAGCGACGGCAAAAAGTTTCCAAATTTTAAGCAGTGGCCTGTATGCGAACAAGATTCGAGCTATCATCCGCGAACTCAGCTGCAATGCAGTTGACAGTCACGTGGCTGCTGGTTGCCCCGACCTTCCTTTTGATGTTCACCTGCCCAACGGGTTTGAGCCCTGGTTTAGTATCCGGGATTATGGCGTGGGTTTGAATCACGATCAAGTGACCAATATCTACACCACCTACTTCGAAAGTACCAAGACCACCAGCAACGAATTTATCGGCGCACTGGGGTTGGGCAGCAAGAGTCCGTTTAGCTACACTGACAACTTCACAGTGACTGCGGTAAAGGATGGTGTTTGTGGTGTATACACTGCTTTTATTAACGAGCAGGGAGTACCCAGCATCGCGCTGATGAGCAGCATGCAGACTGATGAACCCAATGGCGTGGAAATCAAGTTCAGCGTAAATGGTCAAGACTTTTCCAAGTTCCGCGACGAAGCAGTAAATGTATACAGTTGGTTTCAGCTGATACCAAAGGTTTACGGCAACGATCATTTTGCCCAGTATGTGACGGATTACAAAGTAAAATACGTTGAACAAAATTTGATTCCAGGTGTTCACCTTTTTGAAGCTTCAGTGTATCACGGCGTCGGTCAAGGCGCTTGTTATGCGGTCATGGGAAACATTGCCTATCCGATTCAGATCCCCAATGCACAAGAAAATTTGAAGCATCTGTCCGAGTTATTGAACTGCAATCTGGTACTTGAATTTAACATCGGGGAACTGGATTTTCAAGCCAGCCGTGAGGGCCTCAGTTACGACGCGAATACTATCAAAAATATTCGCCAACGACTGGAACAGCTAAACTCAGCACTGTTTGATCGACTGGTTCAGAGTGTTGGGTGTGTGGATAATGTTTGGGAACGATTCGAACTACTACAGGAAAAGAGTCGACACAAACTATGGCGTTCAGTGATAGTAGAATATCTGACAAGAAATCCTCATCCTGCTTATTCTTGGACACGTGGACTCGTTTCCAAGATCATAAAGCTCAGTGAAACCCAGTTGGTTGAATGGAACATCAATTTGTCGTCGTTTCGGTCAGCTGGATACTATAGCACTCTAAACAGGCTGAAAGCCAGCAATGAGTATGATTATAATACAAATCAAAACATAAAACGTTGGAACATCGAGATCGACCCTGGACATATGTTTGTGGAAAATGATACCAAAGTTGGAGCCTTACAGCGCACTCAGTATCATGCTCGAAAAAACAATATCCGCAATACGTTCTTCGTCCTGGATCCGTTGGATCGTAAGAAACCCATGAACGTTCAAGCGTTCTATGATGCAATCTACAATCCACAGGCCAAACAGATCCAGAAAGTCAGTTCGTTGGATCAAGAAGAGCGCAAAGCCAGAGCATCCAATGTGACTATTTTGATGCTGCAACCACGCAACCACGGCAGCTATTCTGCTCGAAGGGAACTGGTTTGGCAGGCAACTAGTGACTTGGCAAGTTTTGACACCGACGCCAAGTTTTATTATATGCCCTTGAGCAACTATGAAGTGATCAGCGATTTCAAAATCTCTGACATCAAGATGCTCTACGACAAAATACAGAAATCTGGGTTGTTTAACACACTGAATATCTACGGTGTTCGGAAGGCTGATCTCAGCAAGGTTCAGGCTATGCCCAATTGGATCAATCTTGAACAGTTTATGGTTGAGTCTCTCACAACGTTCGACACCAAGAAGGTTGGGAATTTGTTTAGACAATCCATTGACTGCTACGAAAAACTTTGCTACAATAAACGTGTAGCAGATCAGTTGAGCCCCAACAGTGCTTATCGTCAATTAAGTGAGAAGCTGAACTTTAAAGATCAAGGCGTGGTTGATGGCAACAGCTTAAACGATTTGTTCCAAATTTTTGGAATTAAGTCGCCCGTGACAGAGCAGATAAAGTTGATAAAGAAAGAAGCTGCACAAGTGCTCAAACGTTATCCTCTATTGCGTTACGTTCATTACGATTTCCGTATGGACTTCGAAGCAGTGGTGGAATATATTAACCTCATCGACCAGAAGTAAATACACACAAGAGGAGATTTTATGTCTTTTCCATATTTGATTCAGGGTTCCAACATTGTGATTGTGATTGGGACTAATTCACACACGATCAATCGGGCGCATATTGCCTACGATAAGATTGTAGAGGCCATCAAGGCCAACGACTGGCAGCAGGTTCAGGACCTGGTTGAACCCAAGAAGATCGTGCTCAACTACGGTGCTGGCAATATCAGCATCCAGGGCGACAAGATGTTCTGGAAGGATCAGGAGTTCCACAATGTTTTGGCTCTGCGCCTGATCAAGATGTTCCAGGAAGGCTTCCCCATTGAGCCCATGATTAACTTCATGGAGAACCTTATGCAGAACCCCAGCAAGCGAGCTGTGACTGAGCTGTACGGTTTCCTGGAAAAGGGCCAGCTGCCTATTACTTCCGACGGACACTTCTTGGCTTACAAGAAAGTTCGCGAAGACTACAAGGATGTGTACAGCGGTACTTTCGACAACAGCGTGGGCAAGACGGTGGAGATGGAACGCAACCAGGTGGATGACGACAAGGATCGCAGCTGCAGCACTGGCTTGCACTTCTGCAGTCAGGATTATCTGAATCACTTTAGTGGCGAACGGGTGATGATCCTCAAGATCAATCCTCGCGATGTGGTTTCGATTCCCGCTGACTACGGCGACACCAAGGGCCGCTGCTGCCGGTACGAAGTGATTGGCGAGCTGGGCGTGGATCCGGCTGAAGCGTTCACTGCGGCAGTGCAGGAAAATGCCAACACCGAAGCGGAAGGTCAGGGCAACTAACAATGCCTCAAGCTGAAGTAATCACTCAGCTGGAACCGAACGAAATCTTTGTGTTCGGTTCCAATACGGCAGGGCGGCATGGTGCAGGCGCCGCCCTGCAGGCACATCGCCAATGGGGTGCTGAGTTGGGAGTAGGCAAGGGGTTAACCGGACAGTGTTATGCTTTCCCCACACTTAACGGAAGGTTGGATCAACTCACTTGGGAGGAACTTGCAGCATCCGTAATCAAGCTGTACGAGTTTTGTTACCAAAATCCTCAATTGACGTTTTTGCTGACCAAAGTGGGTTGCGGGCTAGCTGATTATCCTGAGGCTTATATCCGAGCTTTGTTTCATGCTCCGCCTCCCAACTTGATTTTGCCACTGGATTGGCAATAAAATTTAAAGTGCGCCCGAAGCTGTAGGGTGTAGCAGGGCCTCTAAAACCCCGGGACGTGGGTTCGAGTCCCACCGGGCGCACCAACTATTTTTATGTATGATTTATCAAGCTATCATGGCTGTGTAACTGAATGGAATAAATGGTTCGCATGGTACCCTGTCACTACTATTTCTAAAAAGCGTGTGTGGTTAGAATGGTGTTATAAACGAACAGTATTTGAATGGTCTTGGGAAGGGTTAAAAATTGATAAATATCAATACGCTAACATTTTTGATATACTAGGAGAATAATATGACGTAGATTACCGAACTACTTGCAAATGACCTGATTTTTCATTTCAACAAGAAACATTTAGAAGACCCAACTATCCCAATGTGGACCATCAAGGCACGTGGGCGTTCTTATTATGTTAACCACGTCTCTTGCGAAATGCCCTGGAGCACAAAAGAAACACCTGACTCCAATCACACCAAGGGCAGCATCAAAATTCGCAAATGTGTGTTGCGTATTGATCAAGATAATTGTGCAACAATTACCAAACCTACCTCTAATGACATTGCTCGTCTCAAGTATAAAAAACCGCCCATCAGAGTTTTGTATGGCGCCTTGTATGCAGACAGTGTGAATCGAGCCGTTGAAAATCATCAGCTCAAACAGGGCAAGATCCTGCTGGTTAAAGGCATTTGCGGCAACAACTTTTATATCAGTGAATTCTACAAGGATACGGATATAACGCTGCTGACACTAACTTTACCATCTTATGCCATGCGAATTTTGAACCCTTACGAACAATACTATCGTTTGTATGATGAGACCGAAGATGATGAGATTTGGGAGATTGAGGAGTACGAAGACGATGAATCAGACGATGCCGAGTAAAGTGCCTAATATAAGGCACAAACACCAAATTGTAAAATTTGATGCATACAGTTGGGAAGGCAAGCTGGGTGAAGTTTCTGAATGGTGTTGTGAAAATTTTGCTGATAAACAATCATGGTGGATAGACTGGCAAGGAATAAGTAGCCGCAAAGAATGGTTCATAAGCACTGATAATGAACAATACGCTACCATGTTTGCATTGAGATGGAGCTAGCAGTAGATGCAAAAATATATAATCTCATCCAATAAATCCAACTCAGTAATCGAAATAGTTGATTGGTGTGTGTTAACTTTTGATCAGCATGAACAATGGCTAATTGATATTGTAAACGGTTGTCCAACACTGATAACCAGTAATGAGCGGTATGCTACTATGTTTGTATTGAGATGGGGTTGAAAATCTAATACAAAAAATCTCAGCAACGCCACTTGTATAATATATAAGATAGAACATGAATAGCCATCACGATCGCAGCACTCACCTCAAAGAACTTATATACGAAAGTCCCGATGGTGGCAAAACCATAAGAATAAGGCGTTCTTGGTTTTGGAATAAAAACCAGTACACAGAATTCCAATTGGTAGAATTGTTGGATATGTTGGTGGATAGTGAGCGAGATCCCTCACTGAAAGAAATAATAA